CTTCACCCTCGGATCGGCCATGATCTGCTCGGTGGTGGGTGACAGGTCTGCGCGGCGGTATTCGGTCTGCAAAGGTGCCGTTTTTGGGTTCACCTTGCCCGAGTTCCAAGACCCCATTGTCTTGTTGCCTATCGCCCAAATCGTTTCAGGTGCATCGGTCATTCTTTGCCTCCTGTGATTGCGCGAAGGGCTTTCAATACGTCTTGCCCAACGTCATAGTCATTATTGTATTTGTCTAGCATTTCCAGCAGCGGGCTATTGTAATCGTCACCAAGCAACACCATCGCGGCCTCTTGCGCCGCATTTGACTTACACAAAGCATCTTGTGTCACATTTTCAGCGGTTTTTGTGTCACAAGCTGGCGTGTCTGCGTGTTGTTTGGCGGCTTCGAGTTGGGCGGATAGGGCGGCGTAATCTGAGTGGCGGACGAATTTACCACTGATTGCTGGTCGCATAACGGGGGTTATTCCGCCAGCGAGAGCATCTGGCGTAAACCGCTCAACGGCTTCGGGGGTTGTGTCGGTCATTGGTTTCCCTTCCTTTGGTTTGGGGCGCAGTTATCCCGCGCCCCGGTTGGTCAACGGATCAGCACGCACTGAAAAGCGTTGGTGTTTGGGATCTTGTCTTTGGTCAAGCCCTCGGCGCACCCGGTCGAGCTGTCGGGTCGCTCGTTTACGCGACCAGCCATAGGGCTAGAAGGGCCATGGTTGATATTGCCCCCGCCACTGTCAGCACCGCCACCCTGATCACCATCCCCGGAACCATCACCGCCGCCAGTATCCCCACCGTGATCGCCACCACCGTCGCCACCTTCACCATTGCCGCCGTCATGGTCGCCTTCATCGCCTTCGCCTCCATCTTGATCTGTGCCGCCGTCGCCGTCATGGCCGTCGTCGTTATCACTTCCTCCGCCGTCGTTATCTCCATTATCGCTATCACCGCCCCCTTGGTTGCCGTTACCTTGGCCTTGATTGCCGTTGCCATTGCCGCCCTCTTGCGAGTTCCCGCCGTCATTGTTGCCCTTGTTGCAGCACCCGCCGCGATCATGCTGGGATTGGGTGCCGCGCTGCGGTTCTCCGCGTCCAGCAAAGGCCGGGGCCGCGATACCGATCGATGCCACTAGGGCTGTCGTGATTAAAAGATATTTCATTTTGGTTCTCCGTTTGGTTTGCGCCTCAAAGCGCGGTTGCAAGGCCTATGGATGCCATGAGGCAAACAAAGGCCAAGATCGTGAGCGGCCAGAGTCGACGCGCCGGGTAAAGCGGATTTCGCAGGCCTGCAAATCTGGGAAGGTCTTTTTTCATAGCGCGGCCTCGCCGCATGTATCGCAGATCAGGGGGTTGCTTACGCAAGCGCTGGCAACGGCTTCGGGGGTTGTGTCGGTCATTTCAAAACCCCTCAATGTGCGGATTGTTCACTGCGTCAATCGCGCGGTCGTATCCGTTTTTCGCTACCAACACGGCCAAAGACAAGCCCCAAATGAGGCAAATAAGGATCAGCGCCTTCCGTGTTTGACCACGATCACGGCGGATTTGCGCGGCGTTAATGCGGGCCAGCATGGCGTCGTATTTGTGAACGTCCATTTCAATCTCCTCTTTCTGTGATAAATTCCATCAAGCCCATTTGCCGACCGCGTAATGCGGTTGTATCCGTGGGCCAGTTGTTTTGCTTTTTGAACGCCGCCCATTCGGCCCGCTCAATCTCATGTTGCGCCGCCTCACGTTCAGCTTGGCGGCGACAATCGGCCTTGCGCCACGCAATCGCATCATCGCTAAAATGGCGGGCATCATAGGCGGCGTCTGCGGTGGTCATGGCTGGCTTCTCCGATTGGTGGGGTGGGCAGGGCCGAAGCCCTGCAAGGTTAGGCTGCTTTAATGCTGATAACTTTGCGAATGCACGAACCGAGATTTGCGGCGGCAACCTTAACGGCATCGCGGGCCGCTGATTGCGTTTCGCCAACGGCCTTGACTACATTGCCGTTGAATGTCGCTGCGGTGATTTCAAACTTAATCATCTCAATTTTCTCCCGTTGTGGCTTTCGCCGTTTCCATATGTAGACCTTGCATTATTATTCTTGACGCGTCAATAATAAAAATGCAATAAGCAATCATTAACCGCAAACAAAGGAACAAAACAATGGCCGCAGAACACATCACAAGGGACGCCGTGCGCAACGTGCTGCGCTTGCACCTCGGCATTCGTGCAAACGAAGTCGCCGTGATCTTGCAAATCAGCAAAGGAACCGCGCAAAGCCACATCAAAGCAATCCGCGCCGAATGGCAGGTGGTAAAATGACCCACACAGTAAACCGCTGGCACTGCCATCCCGACGAGCGACTGCGCAATTCAGGCGATACGATTGACGAGCATCAATTCAGGGTTTGGAAATTGTGCATTGAATTTTCCATTGTGCTTAAATTGAAGGATAGGTCTGAATTGTGTTGGGCCGCGCAAACGCACGACGAAGCCGAAAAGGTGCTGGGCGATATGCCGGGGCCAGCCAAGGAACGCTTTCCCGCGCTTGCCGCTGCATATGCCGAGGCCGAGCGCGATGTTTTGGCCGAGATGGGCCTTAGCTGGTCACTGACATCACAAGAGGCCGCAATCCTGCATCTTGCCGACAAGCTGGACGCGGATATCTGGGCGCGCAATCATGGCGTTACAGACGCGCATGACGGCGATAAACTGCAATCAATGGCCGATGCTCTCGGCTTGGGTGAAATGGTCAAGGAGATGTTGAAGTGAGTTTGCAAGAATACAGGGATTTTATTGCATCGCGTGGGTCGGTCATCGCGCCGTCCGGTTTTGTCGCAAAGCCAATCAACCCCATCGCAAAGGCGCATCAGGTTGCAGTTTTGGATTTTGCGCTTAATCTTGGCAGATCTGCCGCGTTTTTGGATACAGGCCTCGGCAAGTCGTTTATCGAATTGGAATTTGCGCGCCAGTGCGCAGAAGAAACTGGCAAGCCGTCGCTTATCCTGACCCCGCTTGCCGTTGCTGGCCAGATGGTGCGTGAAGGCCAAAAATTCGGAATTGACGCGCGCAAGATCAAGGAACAATCCGAAGTTGGCGCTGGCGTTATGGTCGCAAACTATGAACGCCTTGCAAAACTGGACCCTGAATCATTTGGGGCAATCATCCTAGATGAGAGCAGCATCCTGAAAAGCTATGCCAGCCGCACCCGCGTGGCAATCCAAGATGCGTTTAAATACACGCCTTATAAGCTGGCAGCGACCGCTACGCCAAGCCCAAACGATCATACGGAGCTTGGCAACCATGCCGAGTTTTTGGGCGTCATGCGTCAACAGGAAATGCTATCCAAATGGTTTATCAATGACACTTCTACCGCATCTCAAGATTGGCGTTTGAAGGGCCACGCGCAAGATGACTTCTGGGGATTTGTTGCAAGCTGGAGCCGATGCGCGACTTTGCCAAGCGATCTTGGCGGTGATGATACCGGCTACATATTGCCGCCCATTGATGAGCATTCGCATATCGTTGCAGCCGACCGCATGGAGAATGTAGAGCAAGGCATGTTGTTTCGCATTCCTGAAATGTCTGCAACATCATTTCACGCAGAAAAGAAGTTGACGCTAAAGCAAAGGTGTGATCTTGCTGCGGAACTGGCAACACATGACAAGCCCGTCACTGTCTGGTGCGAAACAAACGAAGAAAGCGCATATCTGACAAAAGCAATTGACGGGGCAATTGAGGTTCGTGGCGATCAAGACCCAGATGAAAAGGAGCGGCGTCTTTTGGGCTTTGCAGATGGTCAATATCGTGCAATCGTGTGCAAGCCAAAGCTGGCTGGTTTTGGCGTCAACTGGCAACATTGCGCGCACGCTGTATTTGCCTCGATCAGCTTTAGCTATGAACAGCATTACCAAGCCAAGCGCCGTTCGCATCGGTTTGGGCAATCGCAGCAGGTACGTAATGACATTGTAATGAGTGACACAGAAGCAAGTATTTGGGACGTTATCAACACCAAATCCGCAAAACACGATGAGATGAAACATCGTATGGCAACCGCTATGCGATCAGCACAAAGCAAAGCGTCCGTTCGCGTGGCATATGACCGCCCTATCGAATTGGCGTTTCCAGAATGGATCAAAGGAGAAGTGAAATGAAACAACCAGAATATCAAGGCAAGTGGCACGCGCTGCACAATTCGGACTGCATCGAGGGTATGCACGCAATGCCCGCGCAATCGGTGGATTGCATGGTCACGTCGATCCCGTTTGGCGATCTGTTCGTTTATTCGGACAGCGAGCGCGATCTTGGCAACGCTGGCACGGGTGAAAAATTCCTTGATCAATACAAATATTTTGCCGAGGCATTGACGCGCGTTATGAAGCCCGGCCGCGTGGCGTGTATCCACGTCACGGATTTGCCAACGCGCAAGGGCAAGCATGGCTTTATTGGCTTGCAAGACTTCTCTGGTGACATCATCCGCGCGCATCAAGACGCTGGCATGATCTACCATAGCCGCGTCACAATCTGGAAAGACCCTGTAGTTGAAATGCAACGGACAAAGGCGCTTGGCCTGTTGTACAAGCAGATCCGCAAAGACAGCACCATGAACCGGATCGGGATGCCTGATTACATGCTGATGTTTCGCGCGCACGGCGACAATCCAGACCGTGTTGAGCATTGCGCGCCGAACATGGAAACAGAAGTCCATGAAGTAACCGGGCACCACTGCGAAGACTGCGGCGCAGATCATGACTTTTCAGTCAAGTTTTGCCCTGACTGCGGACACCAGATTGTCACTTACAAACGCACAGAACGGCGTGGTAAAGCATCCAAGGAAACTGTTGATATTGCCAAGAAGTGGCTTGCAGAAATGCACCGCCAAGGGCTTGCGTCCGAGACGCCGACGTATGAGCAGATTGCCGCACTTATCCCGCATTGCGAATTTGACGTGTACGAATGGCAGAAACTGGCAAGTCCGATATGGATGGATATTAACCAAGGCAAGGTTCTGAACGGATGGCGTGGTGCCAAGGCAGAGAATGACGAGCGCCACGTCTGCCCATTGCAGCTTGATACAATCGAGCGTTGCTTGCGGCTTTACAGCAAGCCTGGTGACGTGGTTCTTGATCCGTTCAACGGGATCGGATCAACAGGGTATCAGGCAATCAAGATGTTTCGCCGGTATCTTGGATTTGAGTTGAAACCAGAGTATGCGGCGCTTGCTGGTCGCAATCTGGCCGAGGCAGAAGCATCCGCCGGTGGATTGTTTGACGCCGCCTAACAAAAAAGCCCCCGTCCATTTCTGGGCGGGGGTTATTGCTTGGGGATTGGTTTAGTTATTGTTTAGATCAGCTTTAACGCCTCAACAAGCACTTGACCATCAAGCCGATACAATCGCACTTGGTCAGGCGTTAGCTTGCGTTCAACAAGCCATGCCCGCGCATCCGCAAGCCCTTCCTTGCAATCCAATGTCGCAAAGATAATTGTGCCAACCTTGATCTGCATCACAATCCGATATAGTGTTGCATGGCAAACAACCAAAGGAAAAATGCCATGAAAAAAGACAAAGTAATCCATTGCCGCGTAACCGCTGACCAGCAATCCGCAATCGCTGCCGCTGCCGCTGGTGCTGGGCTATCCATCACGCAATACGTCATCCGCTGCGCGCTTTCAGAAACTCCATCACCTGCCGACTAGCATCGGTTGCGCCGCGACCAATAATCACGGCGTCACCAATGCCTTCTAAATATTCATGCCACGCGCGTTGCTCCTTTGAGACAACGCCGCCTTTTGTGCGTTTCATTTCAATCCACAATTTCCAAGCAGGCACATAAAGATCAGGCACGCCAGCCTTGACGCCTTCTGCCTTCATTGTTTTGCCAACGCTGATCGCCCGATGCCCGCCGTTGGGAATGTGGAAAATCCAAACATCACGAAAATGCGTTTCAAACCATCGTAAGAAACCAATCTGCTCATCGCTTTCTGTTGGAATTTTCAAAATGGAATATCATCCCCAATATCAGCGCGCCAATCATTCGGCCCCGCGTCCCACGATAGCGCCTCGCCTTGCGATTCAGGCTTGCGCCCAGCCGAATAATCAAGCTGCACAATCTCATCAAATCGCGGATCATCAATGCGCGGCTTGATCTTAATGCGGGCCGGTATGGTCCAAGTCACTTGAGCCTCGGCCAACGCATCATCCGTGCTTTCCGCATCCGCCCCCAGCGCCGCCTTGCGCGCCGTGTAGCGGCTTGCAGCGTATCCGCCATGGTCAGGGCATAGCCATTCGTTTATCGTCTTGATGCCGCACATATAGCTCACCTTGATGCTGTCAGGCTTTCCAACCTTCTTATGCCGCGCATAAAGCACGCTGTCCACGTCCACCCATTCCGCCACGACCTGGCTGGACAGCACCGCGCCGCCGTAAGAGCTTGCGCCGTGATTGAGTTGCGGATCTGGAAACTTGAATGCGCAGCTTGGGCAGTAACGTGCGCCCGCAGGCACCATCGTTTGGCAATCCGGGCATTCCTTTACCGGCGCTTCGCCTTCGCCGCTGGATTGCGTCTTATCGCGCACCAGCACCGCGTCAATA